CTTCATCACGTCGGTTGACTACATCGCCCCTGAGACAACCCAGTTGACTGTATCCCTTGACGTGTGGCAGACGTACCACCACCTGGTGGACTTCCGTAGCGCGTACATTGAGCGCTCACACCAGTTCGAGTTCCGGTCCCAGCAGTACATGGACCCTGCGGTCTACGACAGGTTCATCGACTACTACAACACGTTCCTGCGCGTACCCGAGTCAATCGACCTCGGTCAGCGCATGCGGATCATGAAGTCGTACGTGGCGTCCTACCTTGACCCAACCCCGGGGTCGTTGGCTAACCGCTTCAAGTTCACGGCGATCATCGTGTCCAGCGTGAACCTTGAGGGTGACTGGGGGAGCGCGTCGAACCCGAACATGTCCACCGCGTACGGGTCCAACGTCAAGATGTCTCGTGCGAAGGACTATGTCGGGCAGACAGACTCCGGAGAGGGGATGCGTCTGGTCAGTGGTGCTACGTACTACTCGTGCCCGCTTGAGAAACTGTCCGACGTTATGAAGTCCATGTCCAATTACCCGTGGATCTCCCAGGGTATCCAGGACGTGTACATCGTCCCCACACCGAACGTCGCCGTCCAGCCCGCTTCGGGTGCCGCCGGGAGCGCTGGCCTGAACAAGGTTGTGGAGGTTGTTGGTGGTAGTACGTGCTACGCGGCTCAGGGGATCTACCCGCGCAAGACCTGTGAGTGGATCGAGAGGGAGCCGAAACTGGTTGAGGCACTCGGTGCCAAGGGGGTCGCCTACCTGAAGCGGTTCGCCAAGTTCTGGGGCGCTCCGTACATCATGTACGAGGTCACGGCCAACAACGGGTCGAGCCTTGTCCTGGATCCGATGCTCGTCAACAGCGGGGCTATTGAGATGCTTGTTGAGTGGCACGTCCTTCCACCGAGCCCGCGCATCGTCATGCACGTGCGGGCCCTGAACTCGTTCCGCCCGACCTCCATCTGGAAGTCGGACATGGAGTACGTGAACGAGTCGCTGGTGATCGACAACTTCCCACACGTCCCTGTGGTCAACGATCAGTCGATCATGGCGTACGCGTCCAACGCCCACTCAATCGCCCAGTCTCGTGCCAGTGCTGGGTGGGGGCGTGACAAGGCGCTGCGCTCGGCCCAGAACTCGTTCGACCAGACGATGCACGGGATCCGCACGTCGAACGCGATCATGGAGAACAACCTTGGCGGCCAGAACCTTCAGACTGCGCTGGCCAACACTGCGCAGATGGCTCACACTCAGGTTGCGAACGCGAACCGTGCCATCAACGGGATTGGTGGTGCGATCGGCACCGCGCTCACGAGTCCGCTGGCCGGTATCGGAAAACTTGGCTCCTATGTGCAGGACCAGGTCTCCAACGACATCAACACGGGGATTGACATCAACGCCCGCAACATGGGGAACGTCATCTCCCAGAACGTGACCAGGGCGAACCAGAGTGAGCAGAACATGCTCACCGGGTCTAACGCGAAGGCGAACCTGGACCTGGCGAACTACGCGGCACGTGGTGACTACTCGAATGCGATCGAGTCGATCAACGCCTCCGTGGCGGACACGGAGACCGTGTCCCCGACGATCGGGTCGGGTGTTGGTGGGGACGCCTTCAACTGGGTTCAGAACGGGGCGGTCCTGTACACGCGGCTGCGGATGGTTGATCAGGCTGCGATCATCCGTCAGGGGGACATGTGGTCCTACTTCGGGTATGCAGTGAACCGTGTGATGCAGCGTCTGCCTAAGCGGCTGCAGTGTATGAAGAGGTTCTCGTACTGGAAGTGTCTGGACGTACGTATCGCCACGGCTGCCTGCCCTCAGTTCTTTGTGGAGACTCTCAGGGGTATCTTGGAGAAGGGCGTTACAGTGTGGCATGACCCACTCAAGCCGGGTGAGTACATCGATGACGTGGCCGTTGCCAATGAGCCGATCGAGTGGATTAAGGAGTTTGACTGACCTATGGCTGATTTCGTGAAAGACAACATCTATACACCGTTCATGAAGCACATGACGGTGTCACCTGGGATGAACAGGAAGACTGCACTGGTCGGACTGTACTCCCGTGTCCTGTCCGAGATGTGCATGAATCGTTACACCTGGGACGGGCTCCCGGACGAGATCGACGCCCGCTACCTTGAGATGACGCTCATGCACAAAGGGCTGTGTGTGTTCTTCTGGGACGAGGAGTACATGCGCTACTTCGCCCTTCAGGGTTCTGGCAACGGTACCCCGAACATGTACTACAACCCGACAGGGTTCCTCGTGTACGGCAACACCATGGTCAACAAGGTGCTCTCCGGCGACGACTGTGTCCCCATCTGGAACAACTACACGCGCACCGGCGACACTGACATCATCTCCATCTACGCCAACCGTCTGGCAGAGATCGACGTGACCTGTGAGATCGACCTGATCCACATGCGCGTCCCTGTTCTGCTGACCGCCGACACGAACGAGCGCAAGAGCGTCCTGGACGCCTACAAGAAGATGGCTGAGGGTGAGCCCATGATCGCGGCCGTCAACTCGGTCACCGGCATCGGCACCCTGAACGACAAGATCGGGTCCCTGTCCACCGGCATCGACAAGGACTACCTGCCTCACGTCCTTGAAGCGAAGGTGCGCATCTGGAACGAGGCCCTCACACTACTGGGGATCATGAACGTGAACTCCTCGAAGCGTGAGCGCATGGTCGTGGAAGAGGCGTCCGGATCGTCGGGGCAGGTGCTGGCGATGCGGGCGGTGAACCTTCAGTCTCGCCAGTACGCGGCGGACTGGATCAACGCCAAGTACGGGCTCCACATGAAGCCCTCCTGGAACCTGGACGACTCCGCAGGTGTTACGGACCTGTCGACATTGAACCCGATGACGCCCATGTCCGCACTGGAGTCCCTGACAGGTGCTGGCACTGACCTCGGAGGCCCTAATGAGTAGTTACACGGTCGAGTTGCGCAAGATACCAGAGCGTCTGATTGACGAGGCGCTCTCCCACTACCCGATCTTCGCGGACGGGTACCGGGAGACGCTGAACACGCGCATCAAGCAACACTTCTGGTACAACGAGATCGGGCACGAGTCGATCGACCAGTTCCTCTTCCAGCTACGTGTGAAGATGGCTGAGATCATGCCCTACTACAACCAGTTCTACGAGGCTGAGATGACGAAGCGTGACCCGTACGTGACGCAGCGCGTCAAGTCTGGGTCGACGTCCTCGGTCACGAACGACATGGAGTCGAGTGAGTCGCAGTCCTCGAAGTCGGGGAACAAGTCGTCGGCGAAGTCGAGGGCCGTGAACTCTGAGACCCCTCAGGTGCGTCTGGCCGGGAATGGGGACTATGCGACGAGTGCGGCCGACTCGACGTCGTCGACGGATGCGTCCTCGACGGGGGAGGGGTCGAGTAGTGGGAGGCAGCACTCGTCCGCTGCGACGGCTGCTCAGTCGTCATCCGAGGGGTTCTCGGGGACTATGGCCTCTCTTATTCAGGCGCACAGGGATGCGATTATCAACATTGATATGATGGTTGTCGCACAACTGGAACCGCTGTTCATGCTCATTTGGAACCCGCCCGTCGACATGATTGGAAATGATTTCTATGCCTACTGACGACCCCAGGATCAGCGCGCTGAACTCTGCTCTTTACCACCTTCAGCCTCCGCAGACCCCGTACTCGACACCGTTCACCTACAACAACGGTCTCACCGTCCTGGAGATCCTTGACCGGATTCGCCAGGCCGTTATCGACACCATCACCTACGCTGAAAGTTTCGGCAAAGAGGTTGAGGGGATGGTCAAGAAGATCAACGAGACTGCCGACAAGTGGGCCAAGGACTCAAAGGCCAAACTCGACCAGTTCGAGTCCTTCCTCAACGACTCAAGACAGTCCACCGAGGCGAAGATCAACGCCATGAACACCCTCATCGAGGAGTTCAAGGCCAAGTTGATCCAGACCGCCATCACCCCCATGACCGTCACCTACAACGGTAAGAGGATCGACAAGGGCGGCCTCTCCCACCGGATGATGAACGGCGACTCGTACACGGCACTCACCACGAACGTCATGTACGAGATCGAGAGCCACATCAAGGCGGTCGAGACCAAGGTCCGCAACGACTTCTACTCCAAGACCGAGTCCGACAACCGGTACCTCCTCAACAACCACCGCGACCACGTCGTCTTCATCGGCTCCTCCAACGGCACCACCGACGGCGGCAAGTGGCTCAACGACGTCGCACGCGACATGGGCATGACACCCCACAACCACTGCATCGGCGGCGGGGCGTTCACCTCCGCCCTCGGTGCGCGCTTCTCCACCCAGCTGAACAACGCCTACGCCGAACTCACCAAGGCCGGTCTCAACGACCGGGTGGGTGCGGTCGTCTTCGTCGACATGCTCAACGACATCCGGGCCATGGCCAACGTCCAGAACGAGGCCCAGGGGTGCGCGGACTTCGTGCTTCGGACCTGGCCCTACGCGAAGGTCTACTGCATCCCCGTCATCTGGAACGACTCGTCCCTGAACTCAGGGAAGATGAGTGAGTCGATCACCTCACGCATCTCGGAGTTCTCGTGGGCGTTCGAGAAGATGCAGCCCGCGGTCTGTGAGGGGTCCCGCTCCTGGTTCCACGGCGACACGTCCGTGATCCGGGGCAGCGACGAGGTGCACCTGACCGACGCCGGCTACCAGACGGCACGGAACCTGTTCATGTCCTGGTACAACGGGGGCTCCGGCTGGCAGAACTACGGGTGGCGCAACCTGAACGCGTACGGAACGGACGCTAACGGTGTGCAGCAGTCCACGATGACCCTGCGCATCCAGCGGCAGGGCGACACCGTGTACCTGCGCGGCTGGTTCAAGATGCTGCAGACCCTTGGGGCGGACCACCCGTT